CACACCGTCGCCGTCAATGATGCTGTAACGCATGATCCGTATCTCCCTTCTGACAAGGCAGATGTTGACACACTCGCGCAACGGACGCAACAACTTTCTGCTGGACACACGCAGAAAAATGGCTTATCCGCCCGGCCATGCAAATTACCGGTAATGCAGAGTTGCTCGATACCGTGCTCACACGCATGGAAAACGGCGAGGTGCTCACCGCAATTTGCCGGGATTTGGGAACCACCCCCAGCACCATCTCGCATATCGCAGACCGCGGACAGGCGGGCGTAGAGTTCAGCCAACGCTACGCTCGTGCGCGCGAATTGCAGGCTCACGCCGTCGCTGCGGACGTTGTTCGCATTTCTGATGAGGAGCCGGACCCCCAGCGTGCACGCGTCAGAGCGGACGCTCGAAAGTGGTATGCCGCGCGGCTCGACCCAAAAACCTACGGCGACAAGATGCAGCATGAGCATCGCCAGGAGAGCGACCCGGTGGCAGTCGATTACGATCGGCTGATGGCGATTGCTAAAACGCCACCGCTGACGATCGAGCATGAACCTAGTGTGGCTGCGACGCCAGATTGTCTATCTGGCACTAAACGCTAAATAATTAAGCTATGCCAGTAGCTTATAGGCAACGCAGCGAGATAAAGTCAGCCGCAGGTCAGCGGTAGCGGGATGATCACCCAGCAACAGGCCGCCGCCGAGCTGGTCAAGCGCATAGACGCGCAGCGGTCCCTCGAAAAGTGCATCGGCATCCTCGCCCCCGACACCATCCCGGCTAAGCATCATAAGCTGCTGATCAGCAAGCTGGAGGGCGTGGACCGCGGCGAGATCCCGCGGCTTATGGTGATGATGCCGCCAGGTTCAGCGAAGAGCACATATGCGAGCATCCTATTCCCGCCGTGGTTTCTTGGACGGAACCCTAAGCATTCCATCATCGGCGCCAGCCACGCGGGAGAATTGGCTGAACGCTTTGGCCGCCGAGTGCGGAATCTATGTGGGTCGGCTGAGTTCAGACGGATATTTGGCTTTGGCCTCTCAGGTGATAACGCGGCTGCGGGGCGCTGGGAGACTGAGCGAGGAGGAGAGTATTACGCTGTTGGCGTCGATGCTTCGGTCACAGGGCGTCGGGCCGACCTTGGGATTATCGATGATCCCGTCAAAGGCCGAGCTGAAGCCGACAGCGGGACGACGCGGCAAAGGGTCTGGGACTGGTACAAAGCCGATTTCTGGCCTCGGCTGAAGCCTGGCGGGCGGATCGTGCTGATCCTGACACGATGGCACGAGGACGACCTAGCTGGGCGATTGCTAGCCGAGCAAGCGGTCGGCGGGGAGCAATGGGACGTGCTGGCGCTGCCGGCGGAGGCTGGGCAGGACGACCCGCTGGGGCGAGCGCCGGGCGAGCTGCTATGGCCGGAATGGTTCACGCCGGCAATGTTTGCAGAGGCGAAGCGTGATGTACGCAATTGGTCTGCGCTGTATCAGCAGCAGCCGACGCCGGATAGTGGCGACTATTTCAAGGCCGATTGGATCCGGTGGTATGACCGGGCGCCGGACATTCGCACCCTTCGCACTTATGGGGCTAGCGATTACGCCGTTACGTCGGCGGGCGGAGATTATACCGTTCACGGTGTTATCGGGGTTGATCCGAATGACGACATTTACTTGCTTGATTGGTGGCGCGATCAGACGGATTCGCAGCGGTGGATTGAGGCGTTTCTCGACCTGATGGAGCGCTGGCAGCCGTTGATGTGGGCGGAGGAGCAGGGGCAGATCCTGCGGAGCCTTGGGCCGTTCATCGCGAAGCGGCAGATGGAGCGGCGGATTTACGGCTATCGGCGGGCGTTCACCTCGTCGCATGATAAGGAGACGCGGGCGCAGGCGATCCGTGGCCGGCTGGCGATGGGGAAGGTTTACTTCCCGCGGCAATCGGTATGGGCGACTGATCTGGTCGAGGAGATGCTGCGGTTCCCGGCTGGGCGCAACGATGATCAGGTGGACGTGCTGAGCCTGATCGGGCGGATGCTTGTGAGCCTGGTCCACGGTGACGACATCAAGCACGATGAGCCGATCCGCGGCCTCGCCGAGATGACCTACGGCGAACTGGACAAATGGCAGAAGAAGCGCGACGCTGGGCGCGGTCGGCCGCAGAGGATTTGAGGGGCGTGGTGCGAACGGACAAATTTCTATATGTTCGCAGTCTCCATAGCGCTTTACGGCGCTGGCCGCGAGGAAAGTTGTGCCAGATTAGGGCGATTCATCGGCTGACAAAGATACGGAATAGCCGCACGAGGCGCCGGCTCAAGATTGAGGGAGTTGTCAGGCTGAGCCGCACTTGGCGGGGTGTCTATGCGGAATGGATTTGACCGTGAAAGGAAAGCCGCATGAGCGGAGAGAACGGGATGCTGCGCGGCTCGCTGCCGCTCCTGGCGCTGGCTGCGCTGCTGGTGGTTGCGATAGCGGTCTGGAGCACGGCGCGAGCGCAGTCGTGGCCGCATGGGGTAAGCGACAAGGTGACGACGGCGACGCTCTCGGTGACGAGCGGCAACTGCCTTGGCGTGAACACGCAGCGCAAGACGTTGGCGCTGGACAATATCGCGGGGACGATCAACATCGGGTATTGTGAGACGAGTGCGGCGACGCCGAACACGCCGTGCACGGCGGCGATTGGGGCGGCGGGGACGACGACGCTATTGGCTGGGGCGCTGCACTATTTCGTGCCGGCGCCTGTCAATCAGTTCTGTTTCATCGCGGCGAGCGCGACGCCGAGTTTGACGATCCGGGAGGGGCAATGACGGACGAGTTGCCTCCGCCGCTCAGCTTTCGCATGAGGGTGATTGCGTTGCTGTGGGCGCGCGGCTGGCCTGAGTATGGGTTGGATGATGGTGATTGTGCTGTTTGGCGCAGCATCGGAGGGTTTGTCCGCATTGAGGGCGACGAGCCTTACCCGTGTTGTGTTGATTACGAGACGGCTGACGGCGAGACTGGGAGCCTGACTTTTGGCGAAGCGGTATCTCCTGAGCGCGTGGTAGAGGCGATTGACCGCCTGCGCTGGGTGATTGGGGTGCCGACGCGCGTCGGCGAGGGGAATCTCGCTGGCTGCCTACCGCCGCTGATTCCGCCGGAGGGTGTGGTGAAGGCGCTTGCTGAGGCGCACGCTCTGATGGGGCAGGAAATCGATGACCTGTTGCGGCGGGCTGGCGTCCTAGACCCTGACGGGCCGCCTTCGGTGCCTCTGCGGGTTACGCCGGATCCGAAGGAAGACCCGGCGTATGTTCCGACGCGGTGGATTGGCGTGGGCGGCCATCGGTGGATTGGGGAATGAACCGCCGAGACGCTTTCCGAATTGTAGCGGCCATCCCGTTTGTTACGGTGGCGGCATCTGCCCAAACGTCTCTTGGATCGCCGCATAAACCGCCTGACTGCCCGCGAAAAACGCCGAGTGAATGTCGGTTTGCCGCCGGCATGACAAGCGTTACGCTGCTAGGCCAGATGCCGATCGAGTATGACCGGGAGGGCCGAGCCTTATCGGAACGGCAGAAGATTAACACGGCGACCACCCAATGGCGATGCTCGGTATGCGGCACCGAATGGGAAGAAAAGGAGCCGACTTGGTGATGCAAGCATGAAGCACGGCGTCCGCATACCGAGGGATCGCCGCGACGGCATGGCGCGGCGTGCGCTCGAAATCGCGGACAAGGCCGCGTCGCACGCCGCCGCTCTCGCGATTGTCGAGGTTGAATTTGATGTTTCCAGGCCAACTGCTCGAAATCTGATAAGCCGCGGGCACTATCTACGGGGTGCTGGGGAATGAGCGAGGTTTGGGGGGAGAGGCCGCGGTGACGTTCATCGATCGCCGTCAGCGGTGCCTGCAATGCGGGAAGGTGCTGACGCGGCGGCGTCACAGCACGATCAGCGGCAAGTTTTGCAGCATGTCGCATAGCCTGACCTTTCTCCGCGAGCGTGGGATCGCTGCCGGTGACTTGGCGCGGCGGCAGCCGGTTGAGGGGAGACCGCAGGGTTGCGAGACGGTCGAGGCGTGGTTGTTGGCTGGTGGTCGGGTGTACCGCGAGGATGATCCGGCGCTGCGGGCACGGGGGATTGGGGGATGATTGTGCCCGCTGATACGATCATCACATGCTCTAACGGACATGAGGTATGTAGGGTCCTGGTAACGACGCCATTTGCTTCGACTAAAGTGCTGGGAGAATGTAGGGAAAATCAGAAGTTGCCGGCTGACGAGGAGCCGGTGGACACGTCGATATGCGGGATATGCGGATCGCCGTGGGCGCGGGCGACGCAGGGTGGGGGGATAGCGGTTCATACGGCAAGCGGGTGGACGGATGGCTGACTTCGGCGGCAACTTTGCCCCTATCGAGCGCCGCGAGGACATTGGCGACGATGCGAGCGCTGTGTGCCGGTTTTGGTTGCAGCAGTTGCGGCTGGCGGAGCGCGAGGATCGCAAGTGGGTGAAGACGGGTCGGTTGATCGTCAAGCGGTATCGGGACGAGAGGCGGGACAACCCGTCGCGGAACACGGCGAAATTCAACATTTTGTGGAGCAACGTCGAGACGCTGAAGCCGATTCTTTATGGGCGTACGCCGAAGCCTGATGTGCAGCGGCGGCACAAGAACGGGGATGAGGCGGCTCTACTGGGTGCGGAGATCCTGGAACGGGCGCTGGCATATGAGGATGATCTCGACGAATTTGACGAGGTGATGCAGAGGGTGGTCGAGGATCGCCTGCTGCCGGGGCGTGGGGTGGCTCGGGTGTTCTATGAGCCGGAGTTTGGCGAGCCGGAGGACGACCCGGAGGCTGAGCCTGACGAGGATGGCAAGCAGCCGACGTTCCGGCCGGTGGAGAACGAGCGGGCTCCGGTTCGGTATGTGTTCTGGGAGGATTACCGGGAGGCGCCGGCTCGGGTTGATCATGACGTATGGTGGAAGGCGTATCGCGCGTATATGACGCGGGATGAGTTGGTCAAGCGGTTTGGCAAGGTGGGTCGGGAGGTAACGCTCGACTACACGCCGAAGGGTCTGGAGGACGATGGCGAGAAGGGACCGCAAGCGGATGCATTCAAGAAGGCGCAGGTCTGGGAGATTTGGGACCGGCAGAAGAAGCAGGCGATTTGGGTTGCGCCGTCCTATCCCGATGGTCCGCTTGACCGGAAGAGTGATCCTCTGGAGTTGCCGGGGTTCTTTCCGAGCCCGCGTTCGCTGAGTGCGACGACGACGAATGAGACGCTGGTTCCGGTGGCCGATTATTCGGAGTACCAGGACCAGGCGATCGAGTTGGACATTCTGACGGGTCGGATTGATAAGCTGACGACGGCGCTGAAGGTGGTTGGGTTGTACGCGGGGGAGAACAAGGCGGAGATTTCGCAGCTGTTCACGGATACCGGGGCGGAAAACCAGCTTGTTCCGGTTGAGGGGTGGGCGCTGTTTATGGAGAGAGGGGGGCTGCAGAACGCGATCGTGTGGGCCCCGATGGAGCAGATCGCTAAGGTGTTGATCCAGTTGTATGATGCTCGGGATCGGGTGAAGCGGACGCTTTACGAGATCACGGGGATGGCGGATATCTTGCGGGGGGAGACGAATCCGACCGAGACGTTGGGGGCGCAGCAGTTGAAGGCGCAGTTTGCGACGCGGCGGGTGAGCCGGGCGCAGAAGCAGGTTGCGCGGTTTGCGCGGGATTTGATGCGGCTGCGAGGCCAGGTGATGGCGCGGCATTTCTCGCCCGAGACCTTGGGGCAGATGAGTGGGTTGCCGGAGCAGTTGCCGGCCATGCCGCCGATGCCACCGATGATGGTTCCGGCGCCGCCGCAGGCGCCACCGATGCAACCTCCCGTCGTCCCCTCGGGAGGTATGCCGCCAGGAGCGCCCTCTCCGGGTGGTGTTGCGCCGGGTAGCGGTGTGGCTGCTGGGGGTAGCCTGCCGCCGCCTGTGCATCCGATGGTTGCGGGAGCAACGCCATGAGCGATACTGGCGTGATCTTGAATACGGCGGCCAATGCGTTCATAAAAATGCGCGCGAGGCGGAATGAAGATAGTCCGGTGAA